CTCTCGCCCTGGTACCTCGACCACTACGTCGAGCTCATCTTTATCGCTCTCGCCGCAATCAAGGCCGTCTTGAACCTCGTCCCCAGTGACAAGCCCCGGCAGATATTCGGGTACGTAGATACCTTCATCGGTCTGATCTTTAAGGACCGCCGCAAGTGAGCGAGGCCAAGCGGGGGGCGGCCATCACCGAAATCTTTAAAACCAAGGGAGACCTAAAGCGGTGGAGCGCGAAGCGCACCGTCGGGGGTATCCTTGCCCTAACCGCCTGCGAGGAGATCGTCCGCAACGGCCTGACGTGGGAGGCGGTGGCCTTGGCTGCCATCGCCGTCGTACCCATTACGGCCTCGATGTTTGAGAGATGACGCCGGTCCAGGTGTACCAGCTCGAATACGAGACGGGCGATCACTACCGTTGCCTACTCATGAGCGACCTGCATTGGGACAACCCCAAATGCGACCGGGTACGACTGAAGAAAGACCTCGACTACGCGGTACGGGAGGGGCTCGATATCTTCCTGAATGGCGACACGTTCTGCGCTATGCAGGGGCGGTACGACGGGCGCCGCATGAAGTCCGATATTCGGGAGGAGCACAACACGGCCACCTACCTCGACGACCTAGTCGGGACGGCGGTCGAGTGGTTCGCTCCATACCGGGAGCACATCCGATTGATCGGATACGGAAACCACGAAACGGCCATCCTCAAGAACTGCGAGACGGACCTCCTTGCGAGGCTCGTAGAGGGCCTCAACGCCCGCGGGGGGGATGTAGTCCTCGGCGGGTATGGGGGGTGGGTTGTGTGGTCGTTTGTGCAAGCCAACGGCAACGGAAACGGGATGGCCTATAAGATGAAATACTATCACGGCAGCGGCGGCGGGGGACCAGTAACAAAAGGAGCGATTCAGTTCCAGCGCATGAGCGCGATGATCTCGAACGCCGATTGTGTGTGGCAGGGCCACGTCCACGAAAGCATGGTCAACGTCCACGTCGTGGATCACCTGAACCAGAAGCACACCCAAGAACTGAAGGAGGTCTTGCACATCCGGACCCCCACCTATAAGGAAGAATACGGAGACGGAACGAAGGGCTGGCACGTTATGCGGGGAGCCCCTCCGAAGCCGTTGGGGTGCTATGTCCTTGACCTGGAGCTACTGTCTCGGCGGGTACGGGCACGGGCCATACCGCTATAAAAAAAGCCCCCGGACGCTTCCGAGGGCTTATAAACTTAACCAAATATGTAGAGCACTTGCCAGCTCTTACCGGTTAAGATACTTCATCCTTCCCGTTCTACGGTATACAGTCCCCACAGAAACGACTTGCGGGTGATGCTCCGCTTCCGCAGTGGCATCTGAATAGACTGGTTCGGCGGCATCTGGAGCTTCATCTGTTTTGGATTCTTCTTCAGCTCATAGTAGCGTTGGGCGACGCTCCGCTCGGTGCGTTGGAAGTGGGGCGCGATCTTTTGCCACGTATGCCGTCGGGCTTTCGGGTTGTGGTGTTTGGCGATTAGCGAAAGGAGGAGTTCATCCTCTTCTTGCGTCCAGGTGTGTCCGTGTTTATTCATGCGTTCTCTTTATGGTAGCGAAATTCCCAACGCACTTCCAGCCGGGACAGGCGGGAGTGGTCGGCGATGGCATCTAGGACGCGGTCGTCGCCGGTCTTAATCTGCCGTAGTAGTTGCTCTTTATTCGTGCCGAGCTTCTTGGCACACGCTTGGACGCTGCCGTATTGGGAGCGAATCATGTCGAAGAATTCCATCAGTAAGAGTTCAAAGTTCCACAGTAGCTATTCCCGTAGAGGGGGCTTCGAAAGGCGCTCCCGACTTCGTGATTGGTAGCCCTACGGTCGAGGTCGCAGACGTCCCCCGGCGGGCGATAGAATCCGTTCGGGTAGAGGAGGAAGTTATCTCCGACTGCGTACTGGGTGCATGGCAGGGACGGCACCCCCGTAGGGGTACCTCTCCGGCCATCCTTCCACGCCGATTTGACGCACGACCAATACGTGTAGCTGTACTTGCCCATCTTAATCATTTCCGTGCGATTTTGTCATGGAGGGCATTGATAACCGAGAGCATCGTCCGCAGGTTCGAGACGTGCGGGTCGTCAGCAACGAGGCCCTCGTGGTGTGGATCCTCGGAGAGCTCAATGCACCGTTGACGCACCTGCTCGGAAAGGGCTTGGTGTTCTGCGTGGAGCAACTGCGAAACTTCGAGGAGGGCTTCCTGCCGTCCTACGTTGTGATGCTCTTTCTCCAGTATGGCGATATAGTCTCCCATCACTTCGTGGCTTCTTTGATTACGCTGTGAGCTTCTTGGAGGAGGCTCTCGAGCTTCTCGGTGTATTCCTGCAAGTTCTTCAGCTTGCGGACGAGGGTCATATCGCGCCGCTCGACGCAGCTCGGCGTGGCCATCTGTATGACCTCATTGAATAGGGGGGTGCTTGTGTGTTGCATGGGGCAAATATAAATGCAAGTTTTGCAATTATGCAAATAAGTTGCTTATCTTTGTGGGGTCAAAACACAAAACCCATGACAAGATATAGAGAGTGGTTCGCCTCGGTGAACCGTGCAATCGTCGCACAGATGGCGGTGCAGAAGAAGACGCAGAAACAACTGGCCGAAGAGCTGGGAGTGCATGCCGTCACGATCAACCGCAAGTTGAAAGACCCCGGACTCTTCTCCGTGGGCGAATTGGGCCAAGTATGCGAGGCCCTGAACATTGACCTAAAAGACCCTAGGACCTATGGTACAAGCACAGATTGAATCCATCCAGGGCAAGGGCGACTGGCAGGGCAAGTTCGGCACGATGTACTCCTTTGAAATCGCGCTCAATGACGGCACGGTAGGGGAGGCGAATTCCAAGACCGCCGAGCCGCCGTATTCGGTAGGCGATGAGGTCTATTACGAGGTGCTCTCCAATAACGAGCGGTGGGGCAAGAAGCTGAAGATCTCTAAGAATCCACCTCCCCCCGGAGGCTTCCAGCAGTTCCAAGCGTCACCGAATAAGGACAAGCAAATTATTCGGGGGATGTGCTTGAAGGTGGCGGGCATGGCGTGGGCTTGCAACTACAAGCACAAGCAGCTCGAGCTGCCCCACGAGGTCATGGTCAAGGACGTGATGACGTTGGCCAAGAAATACGAGCAAGCCTTCAACGAATGGATGAGCGAGTAAGCGACTGCTGCGGAGCGCCTCCGGTAGGGGCGTCCGAGGATATGGGCCTTTGCCCACGTTGTAAAGACCACTGCGAATACGTCGAGGATGAAGACTGACATACCCCACGAGGAGCGCGTGACGCGCATCATGTTTCTCCGGCAGTTCCGGCACAACCTCTACGAGGGCCGTTCCCAGATTGGACTAAATAATCGGCAGGTCTTGCAGTATGACAGGGAGATACGGCAGGTCCAATACGCCCTCAAGAAACTGGATCCCGACAATATCTTCACCCCGTGAAGTATTGGTTCGAAATAGAGGACGCGCAGCGGTGGGGACTTCCTGCCGCTGCCGTGCTTTCCCACCTGCGGTATTGGATAGAGCGCAACGAGCACGAAACGGGGCGCCCCTGCGTCACCCAAACCGTCCAAAAGATGGGAGAGTATTTACCGTTTCTTTCGGCCAAGCAGATCCGCAGGTCGTTGGTCAAGCTCGTCGACGGTGGGGTACTGGAACGGGAGCGGAATGGGTTCGACCCGGTCTATACATATTGCCTAATAGACGAAAGGGAAATCAGGGAGCCAAAAGGTACATCAGCTGATGACCAAAAGGGACACCACGTGATGACCCAAAGGGACATCAGTACATATAGAAACAATAAAACAGAAGATAAAACATACACGCGCGAGGATTTGGAATTCCAGAGACCGACCGAGCAGGAGGTGATCCAGTACATGGAGGACCGGGGAGCGCATGAACTGGCAGCTACATTGGGCCCGTCCTTTTGGAACTACTACGAGGCGAACGGCTGGATGGTCAACGGCACCCCGATCGCGAAGTGGAAGCCGAAGGCGAACCAATGGATGAACACAGAACGCAACAAGCAGAGCAATGAGCGAAGAAAAGGATTCAACCCCGCCGGATTCACTCCGGATGGTCTCAAGGACTTCATCACTAACGGCTAGTACCCAACTACTCCTGCGCGGAGATAGTCGAAATTTGACCCCTCAAAATGCGTGGGAGGACGGTACAAATATCCGCACGGCGCTCAGACTTCACCCACAGGCGACGCGGGCGTGGTTTCTTGCCGAGCTCGGAAAGCTCATCAAGTTCGTCGATGCCACCAAGACCATCCAGGACGACGACGAGATGAAGGAGACGGCCCGCGCCCTAATGGAAGAGTTTCCCGCCTTTAAACTCGAAGAGTTCGCGCTCGTCTTCGAGGGCATCAAGAGAAATAAGTTCGGTCCAATGTACGGACGGCTGAAGCTGGGCGAGCTCATGGAGTGCTGTCGGAAGTGGGAAGAGATGCGGGCCGAGAGGATCTTGGAGCGTAAGCATCGTCCGGAACATGACCCCTACCAGAGAGGATACAACCGCGAACAACCCCGGAAGGCTATCTTGTTGACCGTCGAGGACCTCATCGAGCTCGGCGAAATCAAACCCCGCGAATGACGCCCGGCATACTCCTCGCAATCGCTATCCTCACCTTCGCCCAAATCGGCGCGGAGTACTACCATGAACATCAGGTGCGCCTGTTTACCGTCGTTGTGTTTCTGCTGTCATGCCTCGGACTGTTCGTATGACCCGAAAGAAACTAATCGCCCGCCTTGATCGGGTCTTCTCCCAATGGGTCAGAAGTAAGGACGCGGATAATCGCGGCTTCGTGCAGTGCTTTACGTGCGGGGTCTTTAAGCACTGGAAGACAGTCGACGCCGGCCACTTCCAATCCCGCGCGAAGTTCTCTACTCGGTTCGATGAAAGGAACGTCAAGCCCCAATGCAAAACCTGCAACGGATTCCGATCCGGGGAGCAGTGGAAATTCGCCCGCCACCTGGACAGGGTATACGGGGAAGGGACGGCGTTAGAAATCGAGGCCTTGAGCAACACGACAAAGAAATTCAGCGTCGAAGAATTGGAGGCCCTGATCGATGTATACAACCGGCGCCTCCGGAAGCTATGACCCTCGACGGATACCTCGCCCGGAATTACGACGACCTGCTACAAGCGGCCTACCGCATCGCAGGGGGCGACGGTCCGGACCTGCTCCACGAGGTGATCCTCCAGCTATACCAAACCAAACAGGAAACGATAGACGGCCTCCTCGAACGGGACCAAATGAAGTATTGGGTGCTTCGGGTCATGGTCAACAACTACAACTCCAAGACCTCCCGATACCATTACAAGTGGAGGAAGGATATCGAGCGCCGCCGGAAGTTCGCTCACCATATCGTCGACTGGTGGGACGGGGATGGGGTAGCGGCACACCGCGACGAGCTGCTCTCCCATATCGAGGAGCGCCTCGCCGACCTCCCGTGGTTCGATGCGGAAGTCTTTGCTATATATTTTGAAGACGGGCATACCCTGGACTCCTTTGCGCAGTCCACGGGCATCTCCCGCCATACACTCTACACCACGATACGACGTGTCAGAAAAGAAATCCAAGGGACTCGGAGACAAGATCGCGCAGTTCACACAGGCGACGGGGATTGATAAGCTCGTCCACGCCGTAGCCGAGGACTGCGGATGTGAGGAGCGCCGCGCCAAGCTGAACGCCATCTTCCCCGGCCGGAACGTGGAGATGTCCGAGGGGGACGTAAAGGCTTACGAAGCTCTGCTTCCAGCCATAGAGCGCGGGAAGTTGAACCGCCACCAGTCCCGCGATATGTATGGGATCTTCAACCGCACCTTCAACGCCAACGAAAGGCCATGCAACTGCACCGGGAAGAATCGGAGCATGGTCGAGAAACTACAACGAGCCTATGACTATACGTGTAAACCTTAAAACCTGGAGCAACTACCCCGATGCGGTATCGAACAACGCGAAGAAGGGGATCGAGCTGAATGAGAAGGTCGGCAATAAGTGCGCCACGCAGGTCGGCAAGGTCCGAGCGCAACAACTGGCCAAGGGTGAACCCGTCTCCTTCGATACCGTCCAGCGGATGTATTCATATCTCTCCCGCGCGGAGGAGTATTATGACGAGTCAGACCGGGAAGCCTGCGGGACTATTTCGTATCTTTTGTGGGGCGGCCTGGCTGGGAAGCGGTGGGCCGAGAAGATCATGCGGGAGGAGGGCAAGTTATAAATTTGTATACTTGCCGCACACACACACAAAGCAATGACGCATGGTAGTTTATTTTCAGGCATTGGAGGGTTCGACCTCGCGGCCCAATGGATGGGATGGGAGAACGTGTTCCACGTCGAGCGCGATTCGTTCTGCCGGAAAGTCCTCGCCCACCATTTCCCCGAATCCCAATCCTTCGACGATGTCAAGACCTTTGACGCAACCAACAGACTGGCAAGACTTCCCAACTGTCGCCCCTATTTGTGGAGGAGATGATGGGCTTCCCGAAAGGCTGGACGGCATCACCTTTCCAAAGTGGCGAAGAGAGTCCATAAAGGCATACGGGAACGCCATCGTGCCACAGGTAGCACTCCAAATATTTCGAGTTCTAGACAGATGACAAAGAGAGAAATCCTATTCACCAAGATCCACGAGAGGGACGGGAAGCGATACCAGGCCACGACGTGGAACTGTACCCCACCCGGCCACGAGGGCGTTTACGAATTG